TCGTATGGACAAACTAAATAAGGTAGTCTAGTTGGTGTAAATGGATTTTCAACCATTCTTAAAACTTTATTACCACATATCCAAACATTAACATGTATGTTATCTGAATCTGTTTCATACATCAAACCACATTCATCTGCAGTTTGTCTATCTATTATACCCCAATATTCTAAAACTTCAAATCTATTTTTATAAATTGTTTGTATATTTTCTCTATCATACAAAGAAGATTCAAATCCTCTTGTTTGATAGTTAGGCCCCATTTGTAAACATTCCATTACAGCTTCTCTATCAAACATTGGTTTATCTGCTAGATCTTCAAACTGTGCTTTATTGTATGAATGTCTTTGGATTACATAATCACAATCATCCATAGTTGTAGCATTTGGATCTGGATAAAAATCCCAACATGATACAGCTTCTATACTTGGAACTGTTTTCATTTTAGTTGCATGAACTCTTTCTACATTACCTTCATCATCTTCTGCTGTAGAAAATGCATGATATTCTTTTGTATCTGTAAAAGGCCCTTTTAAAATTCCTGTACCCATCAATGCCATTTCAAAAAATACATGACGCATAATTGTAATAGCTTTACTTTCTTCAAGCTGATCATGTATTAACTTCTGCATTTGTTCTGCAGCTATTCTAGCTGGTTCTATTTGTGGAGAACCTGTATACGATGGGCCTTCTTTAAAACCAAGATCTTCATAATCTCGATTTAAATTTTTCATTAATTCATTTACTGTAGCACCTGGAGGTATAGTTCCTCCATCACCAGGAAATCCATATGGACTTTCTAATTCTTCTTGAGGTTGCTGTGGATTCTTAGGATCTAAATGTGCTCTTTGTGCAATATCTTCTGGCACAGATGTAGGTGATACACCTAGTGGAAACTTACCTTGTGAAAATAATACTTCAATGATTTGACCAAATGAAGCAAGAACTTTAGTCTTTGTAATCTTTACAAATACTCTAGACTTTTCATTTTCTCTAAATGCAGTTTCTGGGCCGTATAATCCTCTATAATTTCTATACGCTTTCAACCATCTTTTTTCATCATATATTTTTGATGTCTCAGCTTGTTGAAATTTTTCTCGTATATACCCTACTAAAGCATTACCCTCGGCTTCGTAGCCGCCATTATCTTTTTTTTCTTCATCCATATTTTATGCTTCTTTTTCTTTGCCTAATCTTTCTTGAAGTGGATCTTTACCTTTTTCTTTTATCTTCTGATTAATCTTATAATTTTTTTTAATACTATTAATCTTATTATCTAGACCTGATACATCAACTCCTTTTTCTTTGAGTTTTAAATATTCGCTAGATAAAAGTTGAAGATCATCAATATCTACAGCAGCACCCATATTCATCTTTCTATCTACTAAGCCAGCAAAAGTTTCAACTTGTTTCATTCTTTTGTTGTCTTCGTATTTAAGATTATCTTCTGCTTTTGAACTTGTGTCTGCGTAAAAATTGTCAGCCATTAGTAATCTCTTTCTTCAGCCATTCTAAAGATTGCAGGATCTACTTTGTTATTAGCTTTCTTAGCTTTACCTTCTACATCAGGGCCTAATTTAGGGCCACTGTATCCACCACTGAACTCCATAGGTTCATTTGGTTTCTTAGGTGCATCAGGTGCAAGTTCTCCTTCCATGTATCTTTTCATCATTTGGGTTTTCTCCTTTTTTTAGTTTTACTTTTTTTCTTATTGTATTTCTTTTTTTTTGTGCCTGCGTATACTACAGGTATAAAATTACTTTTAGGCCCAAGGCTCATTAGTAATCTTTTTCATCAGCCATTGTAAACAATGAATCTTCTACATGCTCTGATCCAGATTTAGTTGGGATGTTTGGATCATAGTCATACTCTTCGTACTTTCTAGGTGCATGTTGAGAAAAGTCAATAGTATTGTGTGGCCTGTTAGGCTGTTTGCCTTCAGGTGCATCACTTAACTGACCTTGTTTAACTTTAGCTTTTGGATCAAATTTCATTTCCATTGCTGTCTCCTGTTATATTTTTACTTTTTTAATTTTAAGTATATTCTTAGTGGGTATAACTGTGTGTCCACCACCTTGTTTTATTACTCCATTATCTTCAAATATAAAATCTGCCATGATAACAGTTGTCTTGCTATTCTGTTCTACTAACCATCCAAAGCTACAACATACTGCTGTCTTAGATTTTTTTATATCTGGTATATCAGACCATTCACATGACCCAACAATATCTTCCCAGTAAGCGATAACTAAATCGTAAGGAAAATTTTTTTTATTTATTTCTGGAAGTTTTCTTTTTGACACCTTTTAATTTACCAGAATTTTCCATTGCATAAAATATAGATTCACCTTTCTTCTTTCCATATCTTTTAGTCATGGATGATTTAATTTTTTTACCTTTTTTATTTAAAGGCATGTATAACTTTCCCTTTATTAGTACCCTGCTTAATTATATAGCTTTGTGTACCATTAGCACCAATATCTACTTCTCTCTTTAAATGCTTTGATAGATTTATTTGTTTTACTTTTCTATCTATAGAATTGATATGCTGTAGTATTTGTCTTGTAATTCTATTCATATTAATATCCAAATTTATCATCTGCTGCATGAAAGTCATTCTGTCTAAAGAATGTTCTAAATCTTTCTGCATATTTAGGATGTGTTGGTCTACTCATACATCCATATCTTAATGCATCGTATGCGTGGTCTTCTGCGTTAGTATCTACATCCTCAGGATTCTTATTATCTGTGGGTAGCATACCCATTGTCCTTATAAGATTCCTGCAGGTTTTAAATATTCTAATACCTGGTTCTTCATCATTAACTCTCAATCTTTTATGTATCTCGAGTTTACCATTAATTCTACTCTTAGGTGATCTATCTGAGGGCCTCCAACGACAGCCTTGCTGTATCATTGTCTCTGCAATGCTAGGGCCTACATCACCTCTCTTTGCCCATGTACTAGCGTCTAAGACTCCGTAATGTATATGTTCTCCTTCCTCTAGGCTTAATACATTTCTTGCGAAATAATCTGCCGTTACTTTCTTCGTATATAATTCTCTATAGATCCATAGATTATTATTGTAATCAACAGCGAACCATAAAACACAAGCAGGAGAAGAATAACCCCAGTCAGCAGCACGAAACTTATACCACCCTCTAGGTATCTCAAAAGGTTCAACCACATGGGTTGTTTTATTAAATTCTGGAAAAGCTGAGTCTTCATAAGCATCCCAATCTCCATCTAGAAACTGTTTACGTTGTACTTCAGGTAAAGATGCAAGCATGATATAGTAATCATCTGTTTGCATTAGATAAGGATTATCTTGTAACTTAGCTGGAATGAATCTTCTAGTTATATACTTCTTTCCGTTGGGTGTATCTATCCCTACATTAAAAGCTGTATTTGGTTCTGCAGGCTCAACAAACATTTCTCGAACCCATTGGGAACCAACATTCCCTGGATTACCTGTTGCTCTTAAATATACAGGTATATCTTTATCTACTGATCTAAGAGAAGATCTTAGAAAATTATATATATCTGGCGAAGGATATTGTGGAAGTTCGTCTATTCCTATCCATGTGTATGATT